ATTAGCATACCGCTTTAGGGTATCGCTAGAAAATTTTGGTGTATCAAGTCCAACAACTGAACTAACAAAGCAGGTAATGGACATAACTAGACCAAACGTTAGTTTCGATCAAATGACTGTTGATATTTACAACTCAAGAGTATACCTAGCGGGTAAACATACTTGGGAACCTATTACAATTACTTTGCGTGAAGATGTAAGCAACAACGTACAAAAATTTGTTGGTGAACAATTACAGAAACAGTTAGACTTCTTTGAAATGTCAAGTGCGGCGTCAGGAAGCGATTATAAATTCGTTACTAGAATGGAAATACTCGATGGTGGTAACGGTGCTAATGCTCCAACAGTACTTGAAACATTTGAGTTATACGGATGTTATGTTGAGAGTGCTAACTACAATACATTAAACTATGCTGAATCAGCACCAGTTACTGTAACATTAACAGTAAGATACGACAATGCTATACAAACACCACAAGGTACAGGTATAGGTACAGCAATTGGTAGAACAGTTAACACAGCTATTACAGGCGGTGGTAACGGTTAATAGTTAACAAAATAAATTAAAAATTAAAAGGGCCTTCCGGGGCCCTTTTTTTATGACCTAAAACTAAATACCTGTACAAGCAAAGAAAATTCTAAAGGAGATTCCATTGAGTAATAGATTTCATTTGGCCGTCGAGGGTGGCGACCTTTCAACAACCGTTCCCTGGTATCAAAAGGTGTTAGGTTGTACGTTAGACATGGCAGAAGAAGGAAAGTGGCAAGACATAGATTTTTGGGGTAATGAATTAACATTACATGAAACAACACCAAGACAAGGTAAAGGACCTGAAAGAGAACGACATAGTGTAGACATGGGAGAAGTGTGTGTTCCACATTTTGGTATTCATTTACCATATGATGACTTTCAAGTTGTAAAAGAAAGTGTAGAAGCTAACGGTGGATTTTTAGATACACCTTACGTAAGATTTGAAGGTACAGATTACCAACAGGAAACGTTTTTTGTAGAAGATCCTAACTTTAATGTACTTGAAATAAAGTCTATGGCGAAAGATAATCCGTTAGATTTTGAAGTTCATGGAGTAGGTTGCTAATCTTATTATATACGTACTTAATTACTAAGGATAAATATTAGTATGGCAAACTTTTTAAATGGATTTTTAGATAACGTAGTTTCAGGGGCTTTGAACCCAAAAGGTACTCTTGCTGATTATCAGCATGGTGCGAGACTGTATGTAGATGATAGCCATAGGCTATCTCCTAAAGTCAAATTTCTTTATCACGTAAGTATAGATATCAATAGAGAAGCGTCAGCTGTTATTCCTCAATTAGGAGCAAAACATATTAATGAACTTAATATGCTTGTCAAATCAGTTGATCTTCCAAGATACAATGTACAAACAGATGTCAAACATCAGTACAATAGAAAACGTGTGGTTCAAAAACGTATCGATTATCAACCTATTACAGTTACATTTCACGATGATTCTTTTGGAGTTACAACAGCTATGTGGGAAGCATACTACAGATATTACTTTAGAGATGGACAATATGCTAAAGTAATGCCAGCAGGTGCTCCTGATCCTACAATAAAAGAATATCACAACCATAGTGCTTACAACAGAGGAGCGGCTTATGGAAAAACTGTTTATAGATACGGTTTAGACAATGATAGTTTTGCTCCTTTTTTTAACAATATAACAATATACCAACTATCAAGAAAGCGTTATACAGCGATGACTTTGGTCAACCCTATAATTGCTTCTTGGTCACATGATGCTATGGACAATTCAGCAAGTGAACCTGTATCTAATCAAATGGTTTTAGAATATGAAACAGTTCATTACAGCAGAGGGCCAATTGGTAAAGCAGGACCAAAAGGTTTTGCTGAAGAACATTATGATAAAACACCAAGTCCTATTTCATTAGCAGGAGGCGGAGCAAGTAGTTTGTTAGGTGCTGGTGGAGTTTTAGCAGGAGCAGGTTCTGTGTTAGCAGACATTCAAGGTGGAACTGTTGGCTTCGGCACAGTTTTAAGAGCGGCTAACTCTATACAAAACTTAGGTGGACTTACAAAATCCGGAATAGGTGGAGAACTTATCGGCGAAGGTTTAGACGCCATAGGACAAACAGCAGGCATAGATGTAAGTGGAGTTTCTGGACTAGCATTTCCAAAAGGTGGCAGTGGTGGAGGAGCAAGTACAATAGCACTTGCTGGTCTAGCTGTAGCAGGAGCAAAAGCATTTAACAATATGTCATCAAGCGGAGCATCAACATCAAAGACCAAACCAGATGCTAGTGGTACAAACGGTCCGGGTGCTGACGATATAAGCTATCAGCTACCAGAGGAATAAAAAATGTCTGAAATAAATTTACCAAGAAAACCAGATACAGATTCAGCATCAGTAGTAAAAAGATATTTCAATACTTATTTTGGAAAAGAATTAGCATTTCCAAGTAATGATGTAGATGCTGTCATAGGATTTTTAGAAAATAAAGGTTTTGACAAATCTGCGGCCATTAGTACTGGAACTATTCTATTACAACAGGCTAAGATAGATAATATAAAAGTTTTCGAATTGTTAGACACGCTCAAAGGTTTAGACAAATTACAATTAAGTTATACGGTTACACAAATTTTAAATTTTAATAGACAAAAAATCAGCACTTTAGGATATAGAATAGCTGACACACGCAAGCCGACAGAATCAAGAAACATCATGGGGTAACCGATGAAGCGTTGGGCTCAAGGTAAGTACTCACTTAAAAATCCGGACAAGTATGTAGGAAATAAAAATCCAACTTATAGATCAAGTTGGGAATTTCATTTTATGAAATTCTGTGACGAAAACCCAGCAATAGCATCATGGGCAAGTGAAGCAATAAAAATACCTTTTAGAAGCCCACTTACAGGAAAGCCAACAGTATATGTGCCTGACTTTTTTATACAGTATAAAGATAAAAAAGGTAGAGCAAGAGTTGAGCTTGTAGAAATAAAACCAAGCTCTCAAGCAATGCGTGAGAACATAGGAAAAAATAAACAAAATCAAGCTTCATATGTGCTTAACATGGCTAAATGGGAAGCCGCGAGTAAATACTGTAAGTCAAAAGGAATCAAATTCCGTGTAATTACAGAAATGGAATTGTTTCACCAGGGCAAACGCAAGTGATAAATAATAGTAGCATATAATGGATTCGAGCTATGAGTAAAAAATTAGAAGAACTGCTAGATTTACCAGATTCTAAAGAGATAATCAAGCAGGAAAAAGATAAAGAAAAACACGAAGTTATTCAGCAACAGAATGATACATTGCGTGACATAGCAGAAATGGATAAGATTTCCGCCGCTTTACCACAAGTAAAAGGCTTGGGAGAGATGGCTGATAAAGAGCTTAATGAAGTGGCTGAAAAATCTATGGAAGCATATGAAGATTTAATGGATTTAGGAATGAATGTTGAATCAAGATATTCGGGTAGAGTATTTGAAGTAGCTGGTCAAATGCTTAAAACCAATTTAGATTCCAAAGTAGCAAAATTAGATAAGAAACTTAAAATGGTTGAATTACAATTACGCAAAGAAAAGCTAGATAAAGACGGTAAGCCTGATGGTGACTCTATAGTACAAGGAGAAGGCTATATAGTTACAGACCGCAATAGTTTGCTGGAAAAACTAAAGAATATGGATAAATAATTTATAAGGACGGGAATATGTTTGAAAAATACCTAACAGAAGCAAAAAAAGAGTACAAATTTTCAATTGGTGTAGCAGGAGAGCTACCAGAAGGCTTTGCTGATTCTATGGAAACAGCATTACAACGTTTTAACGTTGTGTCAATGAGCCCAGGTAAGAAAACTCCTATACAGGAAAAACCACTGGACTTTCCACAACTTTCAAACAGCGAAGTCACATACTATGAAGCAACATTAACATATCCGACAACACCACAGGTATTGTCAGAATACATTCCACAGTGCACAGACATTGAGAGAGCAAGTATAATTGTGCGAACTGAGAACGATCCTGCTTTAGAGTACCAAGCACAAAAGGAAGAAAATCCATATCAAACAAAACTTGACACAGAGGATATGGGACAGGCTGTACCAAACGCACAGGAAACTGTTGGTGGTGAAAGAGTTATGAGTCTTTTGAAAGAATTAGAAACAGCTAGAAAAGAAACAGAAAACAGTCCAATAGCTGATGTTAAACCAGCACCGGAAAGCAAAGACATAAGCGATACTATTGGAACTAAATCACCGATAGGGAGCAAGTAATATGAATATGAAAGATATGATTCAGCAGATGACAAACATCGAGACTGAAGAAAAAACAAAAAAACAGCCAATCAATGAAGCGGCATCAATGAACATTTCGATGACTGCTGATGATGCTGGACAAGTTGGACAGTTAATGTCAATGATGAGAAACGCAGGAATGGATCCTAAGCCAGTAGGCGGAGACATGCCAATGCCTATGAGAAAAGACATTGAAAAATTTAGATCTGCTGTTGACGCAAAATATGATGATCCAAAGATTCCAGGCAAAGACGATGTGCCAGGTGATCAAGATCTCAAGGCAGGAGTACTTGGAACTTTAGGTGGAGCCGCTTTAGGAAACATGGCAGGTGCTTCTTCAGGTATAGCCGGAACATTAGCTGACCTTGGAACGAAAGCCGCAGGAAAATTAGGATTAGGTAAAATGGGAACAGATATTTTATCTAAAGCAGGACAGTATGCTCCAGCAGTAGCGGGTGCTTATGTTGGTGATAAGTTAACAGGTGATAGCGTTGATCACGAAGCTGAAGGTTACGCAAACGCTCCAGACGAAGATTATGCTCCATACACAGATGTTATTAAAACAGGAAACGATCTTAATAAATCTAAAAAATCTTATCCAAAGGTAGCAGGTGGAGATAATCCTATGAACCTAGCAGATAAGATCAAAGAAGAGCTATCTACACTTTACAAAGAATACAAAGGTTAATCAATGAAGATGCGTGAACTTTTAAGTAAGTTAGACGCTATTGACACACCAGTCAATGAAGCCGCTTCAATGAACATCAACATGACAGCAGATGATTGTAACGAAGTTGGCGAACTAATGAAATTAATGTCCAACGCTGGACTTACTCCAAAACCTTTATCAGCCGCAAAAAAAGATGACCCAAAGATTCCTGGAAAAGATGATGTTGAAGGTGACAAAGACCTTCAAGCAGGATTAATTGGAGGAATATTGGGATCATTAGGAGGTAGTGCTTTAGCTACTAAAATAGGCGCACCTGCTCTAATAGGTAGTGTAGCAGGTGGAGTACTCGGCGATAAAATTACTGGCGACGGTATAGTATAAAATCCCCCCAAAACTTTGCGAATCAAATAGGCTCTCAGGAGCCTATTTTTTTGAGTAAATAGTTTACTATGGTTAAAAGTTTAGATGGCGTATTAACAAAAAAAGCCAATACACGAGAAACATTTACAGAAGAGCAGATAGCTGATCTACAGGCTTGTGCTGATCCAAAGAATGGATATCTGTATTTTTGTCAAAAATTTTTTAACATTCAACATCCTGTTGAAGGCAAGATGTTGTTCGAACCATATACATATCAACAAAAACTCTTAAACAGTTATCACGAACATAGATTTAACATTAACATGTTGCCAAGGCAAAGCGGTAAAACTACAACTGCCGCCGGATATCTAT